CGAAAGTTTGATGAGCTGGAAGTGCTGAAAGGTGTCGATCTGCGGGTCGATAAGGGCGAAATTGTATCGATCGTTGGTCCGAGTGGGGCTGGAAAAACGACCTTATTGCAAATACTGGGTACCCTCGACGATCCCGACGAAGGCGAAGTGCTGGTGGATGGTGTCGATCTGATCAAACTGAACGAAAAAGAAAAGGCTGCCTTTCGCAACCGGAAATTAGGATTTATATTTCAGTTTCATCAACTGCTGCCTGAATTTACAGCGCTTGAAAATGTGATGATTCCCGGATTGATGATGGGTGCCGACGAGCGGAAAACCGATAAAAAGGCCCGGGAGTTGTTGGCCTACCTCCAGCTTTCCGACCGGTTGAATCATAAGCCGTCGGAGCTTTCCGGCGGCGAAAAGCAACGGGTAGCAGTGGCCCGGGCTCTTATCAACAATCCCCGGCTGATTCTTGCCGACGAACCATCGGGAAGCCTGGACTCCAAAAACAAAGATGAATTGCATCGCCTGCTGTTTAAATTGCGCGACGAATTCGGATTAACGATAATCATTGTTACGCACGACAAAGAGCTGGCGGCCTTGTCGGACAGAGTAATTGAAATGAAGGATGGAAGAGTAGCCCCGCCGGGGCTATAAGGCCGATTTTCAGTGATTTACGCTGACTTTCAAAAAGCTCATAAAAGATTGATATATAGCGATATAATTCATTTTGACTTGTCAGGTGATTTCAGTTAAAATCAGTTAGTATCAATATCGGTGGACATTTGGTGGACACGGAGTTTGTTTTTATTTTTGCATTAAACTACAAACTCCAATTATGGCAACACTCACATATACTATTTCTAAAACTATAAATGAAATTGGCAGGTCGGAAATTTACATCCGTTTTTCTGCAAGTCGTGAAAACCGTTTTCGCGTTAAATCCGGTTATTTCGTTCCTGTGAATCGGTGGTTACCTCACAAGAACATGTTGTCGATTCCAAAGATTAATACACCTGAACGAAAAGAACTACTTGAATTGGATGAAACACTCACTAATTTAAAAAAGCACATTTTTGAATCTTACGAGCAATCTGATAAATCACGGTTGAGTAAGGAATGGTTAATGATATGTGTAGATCAGTTTAAGTATCCTGAAAAGTACGTAGATCAGGGAAGTGATTTTTTTGATGCCTACGATGATTTTTTGAAGAGAAGGAATTTCTCAGACATGAGATTCCGAATGAACAAGGTTGTTTATCGGTTAATGAAAAGGTTAGAGCTTTACAAGCGAAAAACATCTCCGGAATTCAAGTTGACTTTCTCCTGTTTTAATAAAGCTTTCATAAGTGAGATTGGAGATTACATAAAGAATGAGTACGTGTATATCTCTAAGTATCCGGATATACTTATCCAGCAGCCGGAGTCCAGAATTCCCGAGCAAAGGGGCCAAAATACAATTCACGACAGATTGAAGATTTTGAGAGCATTCCTAAACTGGTGTGTCGATAACGAATTGATACCAGAAAATCCGTTCAAGAAGTTTCAAATAACGGAATCTGTTTATGGAACTCCTTACTACATTTCAATTGAGGAAAGGAACATGATTTACAATCATGATTTCAGTGATAAGAAGCACCTGGCTGTTCAACGGGATATATTTGTGTTCCAATGCTTGATTGGATGCCGGGTCGGAGACTTAATTTTGTTGAAAAAATCGAATATCATTAATGATGCGGTTGAATACATTGCCCGTAAATCCAAAGACGGAAACCCGGTTACAGTAAGGGTTCCCTTAAATGGATTGGCCAAAGAAATTATCGCCAGATATGCCAATGAAAGCACGGAGCAGCTTTTGCCATTTATTTCATCGCAAAAGTACAATGATTCTATTAAGGAGATTTTTACTGAAGTGAAAATAACCAGACCGGTAACAATATTAAGTCAGCTTACTCGAGAGCAAATTCAGGTGCCATTAAACGAAATCGCTTCATCGCACCTTGCACGTAGAACATTTATCGGGAATCTGTATAAACAAGTTAAAGACCCAAACTTAGTTGGTAGTTTGTCTGGACATCGGGAGGGTAGTAAGGCATTTGCCCGCTATCGGGATATAGATGATGACATTAAATCAGAACTGGTGAACCTGCTATTGTAGGTTCACCATTATTTCTTATTCCTATACGGGATGTGGATATGTCCCGGAACAAACATTTCACCTTCTCCGGTCATTAGCCATTGAGCGGAAACACCAAAGTCATTAATCAGGTGGGAAAGCCATACCATTTGAAAGATGTTTCTTTCCGGATTTTGACGAAGCTGGTACAAATTCCGTCTGTTGATTGAATACCGGTCTGTAAATGTTTTCTCACCTCTAATAATCTTATTCGCTTTTAAAGTGTCAATCGCTTTGAAAAAACGTAATACAATTTCCGCATTATTCATTGATGTAGCTGTTTTGAAGTTGATACAATTCTTCTAAATACTCTCCAAGGTTTGCATCTTCTTTGCCGGCCTGAACAAATGACCTGTCTATTTGAATTTGGGTCTCCTGAATTTCTTTTACGAAATCATCAGCAGTTAAATTTTTTGCCACTGCTTTTTTGTACAGTTCCAGCAGTTGTTTGAGTTGTTCGTTGTTCATATAAATCAATTTATCGTACTTTTTGCTTCAATTTTGTTTGTGTTGACATTTACTGAGTTTATGATTACATTAACTCGGTTTTTTCTGCAATAACCCGGGTTTATGTCAACATTTATTCAGTTAATGTATGCATTAATCGAGTTATGTTTTCTTTATATATATAAGAGTATTATATATGTATATATATAATATTTACTTTGGACTTTTCTGTAGTACATTAACCCGGTTAATGTTGACATTAACTACGTTTATGTTTACATTAATTGAGTTTACGTTTACATGATGCCATATTTAATATATTAATAATATATTAAAGCGGCATATTTGTAATAACTCAGGAGTTATTTGTTAGAAATATCGTCTTTCAACTGTGTTATTCTCTGTTGACAGTCCTCAACCATTGAAAGTAGTCGACTGATTTGCTCATCTTTTTCTTTGATTCTTTGCAACTGTTCAGCTATGATATTCAACAGGTTCTTAGCTTCTGATTCATCAATTGTGATGATGTCTTTTTTCTCGACATTTGTTTTAATTAATTGAATGTTAGGGAATTTTTCTTTCAATCTTTCTAACACCTCATTTGAAATTTCAAACCGACCACGTTCGATGGATGAGATATACGGCTGCTTTACGCCCAAAATGTCGGCCAGTTCACTTTGTTTGAGATTATTCTCATCCCTTAGTTTGCGAAGATCAAGTTCCATTGTTAAATAAATTTAATCGGGATAAACATATAAGTAAACCATAGGAATATATTTAAATATATTAGTAAGTTTGCATATACAATATAACACACATGCAAATATATTAAAATATATATAAGTAACAAAGTATTAATCAAAAAAGTTTTTATGTTATGAATTTATCGAACTTCTATTACAATTTGCCTGAAAGGAGTGCTCCTAAAAGCGATTTTATCAGAAAGGTGGCCCGCAGATGCAATGTAGGGGAACCAACCGTGAGAATGTGGGTAAAAGGAAAATGCAAGCCCAGTATGAGTGAACATATGAAAGTATTATCTGAGGAAACCGGAATAAACATCAACGACTTATTTTAAATGGATACCGTTTTTAATTTTTGTACGGAGCATGATACGACCAATCGGATGATGACGCAGAAATTAGAACAATTTACCATCGTCACTGATTGGCAACGTACAACCATCAAAGTTTTCAAAGGGAATGATTTAGTTCAGTCGGTTAATTTCGGAGAAATCTACTATACCATTGGCGATTTTGAAAATTTACTGAGAAACGTAGAACATAGTGCTAATCAATTAAAGGTATTCAAAGATGCTTGACCCAAACACTCCAATTTGGCAACTAACTGTAGGTCAGTTTATCGAATTAGTCGAAAGCCAACAGCCAAAGATTGAAATCAAATCAGAGCCGGAGAAAGAAGAGTTTTTAAACACCGATGAAGCCTGCCAGTATTTGAAAATCAGCAAAGCAACTCTATTCAGGTGGCGAAAGGTCGGATATCTCAAATCCGATAAGGTGGGCGGGATTCTCCGGTTCCGGAAAAGTCAATTAGATTCTATACTAACATCAAATCAATAATCATATGTTTGGATTAGTTTTTACAAGTAAAAAACGGCTTAATCAGCTGTTAATCACAAATGAACAATACAAAACAATGTGTGAGGAGCTTAACAGCGAAATTGAAGTGCTAAAAGAGGAATTATTTAAGTACAAGCCATCGAAAGGAGAAAACGGACGATTTATTAAAAAGAAAAAATCATGAGATTAGAATTGAAACAACTTAACATTACCCGCTTCAGGGGACTTCAAAACATCTTTTTTAGTTTTGATGAGCCCGAAACGTGGATTTACGGAAGGAACGGTTCCGGCAAAACATCACTCTTTGATTCATTTGTTTGGTGTTTGTTTGGAAAGGATCACCTCGGAAGAGCAGACCATGAAATCAAACCTTACGACAAAGCCGGGAAAATTATTCCCAGAACCGACGTCGAAGTAGAAGTGATTATTTTAGTGGACGGACAAAAGCGCAAACTACGTCGATGCTATCAGGAAGTTTGGGTAAAGCCAAAAACTGAAATCGAAGAGGTTTCCAAAGGGCACACAACTGAATATTTCATCGATGATGTAAAAGTCAGTAAGTCCCGCTATGATAATCTTGTATCTACATTGTGTGATGACATTGTTTTTAAAACCATCACCAATCCGCTTTTTTTCACCAGTCTGAAGCAAGACGAGCAGCGAAAACTTTTGTTTTCAATGGTAAGTATTACGGATGATGAAATAGCCGAAGAAAACGAGGAGTTTAAAAAAATACTTTCCGATTTGACTGGAATTTCTATCGAAGAATACAAAAAGTCGATAAATACGCAAAAAGCACGTATTAAACCTGAGTTAACAGGGCTGCCTGAACGGATTGCCGGACTCAAAGAAGGTATGCCTGAAATGCCGGATGAAGCAAAAATATCTTCGGAGATTTCAATCAAGCAGGCCCGGGTTGATGAAATCGAACAAGCGCTGAACGATGCTGCAACTAACGCAGAAAATCAAAACAAGGTTAGAATGTCGATTCAGTCTGAAATAAACAAACTGGAACTTCAACAGCAGGAAATTCGCTACCAGCATTCATCAAAGCTGAATGAGCAAAAAGCTGAAATTCGCTCTCAGATTGCTGAAATAGAGTTCAAAATCACCAATGCAAAGAAACAGGCTGAACTGGTGGCTAATCGTCGTATTGCTCTTGAAGCTGAGAAGGGTGCATATGAAACCAAACTTCAGGGATTGCGTGAAAAGTGGAAAACTATTAAGGCTGAAGAATTGATCTTTGATGAGCATGCTTTCAAGTGCCCGACCTGTGAGCGATTACTTGAAGCTGCTGATATTGAAGCAAAGCAGCAGGAGTTGACCGCTAAATTCAACACCTCAAAAAGTCAACGTTTGGAAGCCAATAAAACTGAAGGACTGGCCGTAGTTGAACGTTTGAAGTCAATCACCGAAGAACTTGAACAGCTTAAAGGCGGTGAAAAACTAGAATTTTTTATCGGTACCCGGTTAGACTCTCTTAAAAGTCAGTTAGCTGCTTTAGAGCAGAAAAACAATGATTTTGAAAAGTTGAATCAATACGTCGAAAACTTAAAACAGATTGAAGGTCTTAAAACTCAACTTTCGACTGTAACGAATACAGTAGATAATTCTCAACTAATAGACGAAAAGCGCCAGCTAACAAGGGAGCTTGACGAACTAAAATCAAAAGTTGCCCTGAAGGATGTTATCAACAACACTAAAGCTCGTATTGCTCAACTTGAAGAACGTGTATCTATCCTAAATCAGGAGCTTGCTTCGTTGGAACGTAAGGAATTCATTGCCAAAAAATTTGAGTTTGAAAAGAATACACGGTACGAGGAGAAAATCAATCAGATGTTCCGGTTTGTTAAGTTCCGGCTTTTCAGAACTCAGGTGGATGGCCAGATTATTCCAATCTTTGA